GTGCTGCCGCCTGCAGCATCCAGCGTCGTGCCGGTGATCGTCAGATTCGTACCCAGCGTCAGGTGCGTCAGCTTCCCAGCTGAGTCATCCCAGAACACCAGCCGATCAGCGCCTGGATCATCCGCCTGCAGCTCCTGCCCACTGACGCTCAGCACATCAGCAACGCTGGCGCCCAGCGTCACATCGCCAGTGTTCGTGCCTGAGCTGGTGCCGCTGAACGTCCCGCTCTGCGTGGCCAGGCTGCCCAGGCCCAAGGTGCTGCGGGTGGCCGGTGCATCAGCTTGCGTCAGCAGCGATCGGCCGAATGCGGTAGTGGTCAGTGCCGCGATTGAGGTCAGATCACTGTCGAGCGGCTGATATGTCGTGGCAGCCGTAGCGGCAGATAGCGCACCGGTGATCCGGCTGTCGTCGCCAGCCGCAACAGTGCCGGCAGTGGTGCCGACGTTCAGCGTGGCAGCGCCTCCCAGCCCCAAGCTCGCCCGGCCTGTCGCCGCATCAAGACCAGTCGCGCCGCCGTCCCACCGCAGCCGCTCGCTGTAGGCCGTGTCCCAGTTCGGGCTCAACTGCGCGCCGATCGTCACCGTGACGCTGCCTGTGGAGGCATGCACACGCCCCACGATCGCGACCTGTTGCACTGTGCCGATGGTTGGCTTGGTGCCGGTCAGCCCACCACCAGATGCCACATATAGCGCCTGGCCGATGCTGTAACTGCCGGTTGCCAAGCCGGTCAGCTCGCCGCCAACCACGGCATGACCCGTGCCGTTGTTCGCCAGCGTGTCGCCCAAGATCCCGATCGCCGGCATTGTGCCGACCGTGGTCGCATCAGCCGCCGCCACCTCAAGCGTGGTCGTATCGCCCACTGCACCCGTCACCCGCACCGGCGTGCCCTTGACCAGCTGACCGCCGCTGGTGTTCTTGACGTGGATATAGACCGATCCGGCCAGATCACCATGGATGTGCGGGATCGTCACAACCGAACCGGCTGCCGTGACGCCAGCCGCAATCAGCGCATCCGTCAGCGCCTTGTCAGCTGCAGCCATCAGGCCCGGAAGGCTTGCTGTCGCAACCGGCAGCGTCACATCTGCGCCGGTGCTGCTCGACAGCAACCGAGTCGCTGCGTCATAGGTCAGATCAGCGCCGGGCACCAAGCCGGCGATGTCCTGCGCCGTGGCGCGTCGGCTGTTGCCGCCCTGCACCAAATAGACCAGCTCAGTGCCAGCGAGCGGTGTTGTCGCTGCTGTCAGCTGTGAAACCTTCGAATCAGCCATCACGCCTCCAGTAGCACCTTGAATCCATCTTCCTGCAGGATGTTGAAACTATCCTCCAGCAGTAGCCTGCCAACCGCGACCTTAGTCAGCAGCATCAGGCAGAACATGCCATCATCAACCAGCAATGGCGCCTCTCGCACGGTGAACGAGTCATTGCCCACGCTCACACTGTCGCCATAGGTGACACCGCCGAATAGCGCAGTCTCTGCGCGCAGCATGTACTCATTGGTGATCACCATGCCATCAGCCACATACTCGCCTGGTGCATCCAAGATCCCCAGGCCGGTGGCGCCATTGGCTGTGACGGTCAGTCCGAAGTCCTCAAGGAAATCAGCCGGGACGTCAGGCCCTGATGGAGGTGCCAGTGTCGCTGAATCCTTCGTGAGCAGCATCACGCAGAACACGCCGTCATCGGCGATCAGTGGCGCCTCACGCACGGTGTAGGCGTCGCCCGCCACCGTGACGCTATCGCCATAGGTCAGACCGCCGAACTTCGACACCTCAGCACGCAGCTGATACTCATTCGTGATCACCCGGCCATTGGCCACGTACTCACCAGGCATGTCGAGGATCCCCAGACCAGTGGTGCCGTTCGCGGTCACGGTGACCCCGAAGTCCTCCAGAAAGTCTGTTGGATCCTCAGACCATGCCATCGTCAACCTCAGCCGTACTTCTTGAGACCGAAGCCCAGGCAGGTAACGGCGCTCGAGGCGGTGCCGGTCTCAGCCGTGCAGCTGAGGCGGATGTACCGCTTCAGGTCATTGCTGTTCAGCGTCAGCACCTGCTTCGCGGCGGCGTTGCCGATCGCCGTGAAGGTGCCACCGGTGACGGCGGTGTAGGTCGAGTCATCGGCCGATTCCTCGATGCGGAAGGTCAGATCGGCGCCAGCACCAGCAGCGGTGCCGGTCAGGATGATCTGAACGTCGCCTTCGTAATCCTTGATGTCGACGCCGGTCTGGTTCCCGGTGCCGGTGATGGTGGTCGTCGCCAAAAGGGTGAAATGCTGGAGCTTGTCCAGCGAGAGCTCATGAACGGCCATGGGTCTTTGGGGTGCGGGGTTTGCGTGCCCGAGGCTGCGCCTCAGGCTCAGGGGCTGGATCAGGGACCGGATCCCGCACCACCTCCGCCTTGCCGCTGCCGAGCAGCAACCAGGCATCAGAGCTGGATACCTCAACCACATCACCAACCCGGGCAGGCTGGCCGCTGATCGAGGTCTGGCGCAGGATCCGAATCCTCATGGTCACAGGGTGTTGTTACCGCGGCAGAACGCCTCAGGGTGACGGACAGCGAAGTCCAGATCCTGCAGCGCGATCACGCGGACGCCGCCGCTCTTGGCCAGGGCTGTCATATCGACGTTCAGGTCGATGCCGGACCACAGGCCCAGGAGCAGCTGGTTCCACACGCCGAAGAACACATCGCCAGCCGCGACCTGGTTCGAGCGAACCACGGGGTAGCCATTGACGGTGCCGCCGGGCTCAAGCACGAACTGAGCCGCGCCGGATGCCTTGTCGGTCGTCTTGAATGCGCCGTAGCGGGTGGAGTTCGTCAGGTATGCCATCGCGCCGATGTCAGCGTTGTCGGCATTGATGCTGGTCTCCATGTCGACCAGCTCGGCATACGTCGGGCTGTCGGCGGCAAAATCCACGGTGTTGACGCCCGTGGTCGGCTTGACGCCTTGAGGCTGACCGCTGGAGCCCGCACCGTAGAGGCCGGCTCGGTCGATCTCCAGCGCCAGGGTTTCGACCAGGTCATTGCGAACCATGGTCTCAACGTCCAGGCTGGACTGCAGCATCAGCCGGCGGGTGAAATCGGTGTAGGCCCCCACGGTGCGGGGGGTCATGGTCACCTGATCAACCGTCGGGTTGCTGCCGGTGGGATCGCCACCTTCGGCCAGCCAGTAGGCGGTGCTGGCGCCCGTCTTGCGGGGGATTGCAACCGGACCTTGAAGGCCGGTCAGCGTGGTCATGCCCAGGGCGTTCAGCGCCAGGCGGTTACGCAGCTGTTCAATGAAGCTGCCGGGGCGGGCGTCGGTGAAGACCAGATCACCAGCGGCGCTGGCGCTGCCGACGGTCAGGTCGCGCTTCAGCACGTCATGCGGCACCCAGATGCCACGGGCAGCCTGGCCGGTCTTCTGCTCCACAGCAGCCGAGCACTCGCGCTCGAATGCCGCGGCATCCTGCAGTGCACGGTTGGTGGGATCCATCTGAGCGCGAATCGCGTTCAGAAAGCTGAAGCTGCGGGCCTCCTTATCGGTCAGGCCGATGTCGGCCGAGCCGCTGGCGATGGGCTGAGCAGCAGGAGCTGCAGGGGCTGCAGGGGTTGCGGGTTGCTTGGCACGCTTGCCGATGGCGGTCAGCACTTCACGCATGGCATCAGCTTCGCTGGCGCCGCGCTCGATCAGGCCCTGAGCCAGATCGTCGGTGCTGTGCTCGCGGCACAGGCTGGTGATGCCGGCGACGCGGGTGCGCTCATCGGCCGCAGCCTGCGCCCGCACCGCCTCGAGGTCGATGGTCGGTTCCATGGGTTTGGTGGTTGGGGGGTTGGTTGCGGCCGGGGCCGCGGTGGCGTCATCGTCGAGACTTCGCCCGATTCCGACGCTGGCATCAGCTGGCACGCTGACGACGGACACCTCATGGGGCTGCCATGAGGTGGCCAGGATTCCGTCCTGGCTGCGTAGCTCTTCAGCATTCAGGATACTGTAGCCGACAGAGATATTGCGAAGAATACCGTCTTTAATATCGGCAAGTTTCTCTTGTGCAAATGCTGAGTTTGAGAATCGCACTCTAACGTGTCCGCGTCCATCATTAAGCCAACCGCGTTCAACAACTCCCAAAACACGATCTGGATCATGATTCCATAACAGCGGCGCACCGTCATTCAGACGGGTCATGTCTACCGCATCTTGATTGTGACTAAGAATCTCAGCGCCAAACCACCGCTGTACTGGTGTTTCAGAGCTAAATGGAAACTCAAGAGCTCTTGATTCGGTTTCGTTATCAGCTTCAAAACCGCGAACAGCATCAGCGTAATCAAACGAAGCAATACGCTGCAACGGTTTTTTGTTTAGCTTGCGCAAGTCCATAGGATGGCCGTCACCTTGCCCGAGTATAGCTTCAGTCGCCATTGGCATGCCTGTCTGGCTGGTCATTGGGTTTGTCGGCATCAGGTTTGAGCAGGTGATGAGCCTGGGGATCCGCCCTGCTTGTCGTCAAACGGATTGGTGTCAAGTTGAAGCCCTAGCTGCTCAGCTCTCTTGACCTCTGATGCCCTAGCAATCAGAAGTTCCTCAAGATCGCCACCACCAGCGCTAACAACATCAGCCTGTGTTTTGAAGCCACAGCGCACAGCATCCTTGTAGGCCGCCACCTCCTTCTGTGGATCCACCCATTCCCATCCACGCGGGAACCACTTCACCGCCTCATAGCGCTCCGGCATCAGATCGAACCCGGGCAGCGTCAGTTCACCGGTGGCCTGTGCTGCCATCAACCACCGCTCAAACACCGGCTGACAGACATGCTCGATCAGCCAGTCCTGCAGCATGCGCCACATCTCCCGGTCCTCCAGCAGGCTCAGTCGGCTGGAGCTGTAGTTGCTCTGGCTGAAGTCACGGCTGACCGTCTCGTAGCTGCAGCCGATCGCCGCGGCCACCGCTCGAAGCATGCCGCGCATGAACGGCTCAAACTGGCCATCAGGCGCGTCCAGCTGCGGCACGGACACCGACTCGCCCGGGGCTAGGTACTTGAAAACCCCTGGCTCGAAGTTGCTGACCCGCTCGTCGTCGTACACCTCATCACCCTGCAGCTCACCCTCGGGGCTGGTGATAAAGCCCATCAGGCTGGAGCTGGCGCGGGCCCGCACCACCTCGGCCTCCTCATAGCCCTGCAGGTGGTGCAGCCGCTTCACCGCCGAGGATCCCCACGGCACCCCACGGGTCTGCCCAGGGCGATCTGTCACGAATAGGTGGATCACCTCAGACGCCGGAACCTCGCGTGTCTCATGGCCCACGCCATTCACCATGTCGCCAGGGTGCCGGGTACGGAAGGCATAGCTGATCGGTCGCTGCCACCGGTTGACACGCACGCCCATGCGCCACTCGCTGCCATCCGGCAACGGGCCGGCGCTCTTGCCCTCGTCGCAATAGTCGCTCTCGATCACCTCCAGCGACAGCGGCACACGGCCACGGCCCATGGACTCCGGCACGATCCGCAGGAACACCTCGCCTGATTCGGCGACGCTGCAGATCGCCAGCCGCAGGATCTCAACGAACGACAGCCGGCCGGCGACGTGGCAGGTATCAGCCCTGCACCAGCGCTGCCAGGCGCTTTCAATCTGCCGATTCAGATTCTCATCTAGCCGGCCGCCGCCGCGCTGCTTCGGGACGCGGCCCTGCAACCTGATGCCACGGCCCACCACGTTGGCGCCGATCGCCCTGATCGCCTGCCTAGCGTAGGGGTTGTCCCGCACCAGCTGACGGCTGCGGTTGCGCAGGCGAACCAGGCTGCCATCAATCTCGGCATCGGCGCTGGTGTTGCTCGTCACCCAGTCCGACGTGAGGCGCGACATAATCGCACCTTCATACGCCCGCCGGCCGCGACGTAATACTGCCGGTGCCGAGTTTGATGCCGTTGCCTTAATTTTCTGCTTCGCCATCAGCTAAACCTCACGAACAAATTGCCCGGATTGCCCAGGCCGGCGGCCACCTTCTCGGCTGCCTTCTCACGCGCCACGACCGCCTTCAGCTGCGCCTCGCGTTGCATCAGCACCGAAAGGTCCTGGCTTGTGTAGCTGCGGTTGCCGATGGCATAGCTCTTGCTGCCCTTCGCCACGATCGCCCGGATCGCAGCCTGCACAGCCATTAGGTCCTGCTCGGCCTGGCTGCGGCCATCGAATGCCGCAGGGCTGCCGGCGTACTGCAGGCTGGGCAGCACCGTGGTTGTACCGGAGCCGACGGTGATCACCGTCGCGCCGCTGCTGATCCGCGTCTGCCAGGTCCACAGCCCAGCATCGAATCCACCCGATGTGCCGGCGGCAATCGCGTTGTCCCAGCCACCATCAGCCCGAGCGGTGCCGACCACCGTCGCACCCTCTGCGGCCGTGTTGGTTCGCAGGTAGGTGGTCATCACCCACGTCGCTGACGTGGCGGCATTGCCCGACAGATCAACCGCTGCGGGCTCGATCCATTGCACCGTGTCGCCAGCGCGCAGTTCAGCCGGAACAGTCACAGGCAACACCTCCTGAGCGCACTGTAGCGGAGCCGAAAGAAACCCCCCAGCGATTGGCGTCGCTGGGGTTAGGGGAGACCAGTGAGCCCACACCCTACCAGTTGCTTACGAAGCTGCCACCACCACGCTGCCGTTTTCGTTGTGCCGGTGGCGGTTGCACTTCCGCAACGCCAGACGATGCTGCCGGTAGCGCGGCCCCACCATTGGCAGCTCGCTCCAGCTGATCCCACATTGTCGCCCGGTGGTACCGACGCTTCACCAACTCCAGCACCGCTAGGCAGTACACCGCCAAGTCCAGCGGTTCGTTCCTTGCGCCAGATGGCTTTTGCCACTCCAGTACCTGAAAGCCCTTCACCTGCCGCGGCACCAGCCGTTCACAGGTCAAACCCGTCAGGTATTCCTCAGTGGCGTTCTGCCCGAAGTGCATTGCGCCCTCGCGCTTCAGCCTGGCGTAGATCGTGCGCTTTAGCGTGTCGCCACCCACCAAGTACAGCGTCACGCCGCCCTTAATCGTCCGCCCTCGCCAGTTCACGTCCACCTTGTTGCCCTTGCTCAGGGCTGGCGCCGCCCTGGTGCTGCTGCCCTTCAACGCCACCACACCCTCACGCACTCGAGCACGGCAGAACTCATAGGCCTCCTGCGTGAAGTGGCCGCCGGTGTCCACTCCGCAATGCCGCACCGTCATCACGCCCCCGGCTTCACGCGGCCATTGCGTCCGCCGGATCGCATCCACCTGTTCCCACGCGTCGCCGCCCGCCGGGTCGCCCTCAATCTTCTGGTGCCACACCAGCCACATCTCCTCGCCGCGGCCGATGCCCCACACGCTTACCTCCAGCCACGTGTCCTGCACGTCAACCGCCATCAGCAGCAGCAGCACACCGGTCGGACACCAACCCGTCTGGTACGGCTCCGCCGCTGCTCGGGCCATCAACTCATCAGCCGACATCTTCGCCAGCGCCTCGTCCTCCCAGGCCTCTGCGGCTCGCTTGTTCACCCAACCCTTCAATAGCAGCGGGTCAGCCTTTGCCCGCAGGAACTCATCACGGATCTGCTCCCAGCCAGTCCAGCCCGCCGGCGCATACCACCCCGGCAGGTGAAACCCCGCCGTGATCCCATCACCCTTGGCGCTCGGCTGCCATGCACCACCTAGCAGCATGCTGGTCTTGTGGTGCTCCGCCACACGTTCGCCACACGCCGGGCACTGCGCCCACACCTCACCATCCGGGCGGTCCCATTTCATGTGCTCGCGCCAGCGCAGCACCTCCAGCGATCCACAGCACGGCATCAGCACCGCCAGCTGTCGGCGGTCGCTCCGGCTCTCAAACTCGGCCGTGATCCGACACGCACCCCTAGTGCCCGGCGTCGAGGTGATCAACACCTTGCCCATCGGAAAGGTGCTGGTCCGCGTCTCGGCGTTCTCCAGCGGATCGCCCTTGTCGTCCGCCTCGAGCGGGTAGGAGCTCACCTCGTCCGCTGCCAAATAGGCCGCCGGCATCGACTGCAGGCCGCTGCCGCTGTTCGCACCCGTCAGCACGAACAGGCCGCCGCGAAACTCCTTGAGGAACATCGTGTTGCCTGAGTCCCGCGACCGCGCCGGCGCGATCAGCTCGCTCAGTACCGGTGTCTCCTTCAGCAGCGGATCCAGCCGCTGACGGTTCAGACGCTTCGCCATGTCCAGCGTCGGCTGCACCA